GTAATTGGTAATCCATTTACAATCAGTGAATTTGAGTACAATGAAAAGAAAGACGATTACTTTTTATTTTTGGGTCGAGTATGCGAAGAGAAAGGTATTCATCTTGCAATTCAAGCAACAGAAAAGAGGGGTAAAAAACTTATCATTGCTGGTCCTGGATCGCTCAAAGCATTGGGATATGAGAAAGTTCCAGATCATGTTGAGGTCTTTGGTGTTGCTGATGCAGAACAACGAAAACATCTATTAAAAAATGCAAAGGCATTGATTGGTTTGACGCATTATGTTGAGCCATTCGGCAATATGATCATTGAGGCTAATCTATCAGGAACTCCTGTGATTACAACTGATTGGGGTGCATTTCCAGAGATTGTTCTTGAGGGACAAACAGGATATCGTGTGCGAGATTTTAAATCCCTATTAACCGCAATTGAGAGTATTGATAAGATTGCTCCATTTGATTGTAGAGAATGGGGATTGAATTTCTCTGATGAGGAGATCCACGAGCAGCATCGTCGATATCTAGAAAAAGTTATAAAGAATAAATTCTATGAATAATCTTTTTATTGTCGGATCCTCAATTCAAACGCGCAATGCACCCTTAACATATAGCCCTGTTCGCACAATCTTTTCGAGCGAAGAAAGATTTCGTCAAACAATCTTTACTGTCAATTCAATACAAGCTGCATTTCCAGAGGCAAAAATAGTTGTTGTTGATTCATCAGACATCTATAAAGAATATCAAGACACATTTCGTTTCTTTAAGAACACTGAGTTTATACCACTAAAAGAATTAGATCAAGAAGCATTTGAAATTGTTAATACGCATCCGAATAAAAGTTTATGCGAATCGTTGTTATTAAATACCTTCTATAAGAAGTTTAGAAAAGAAATAAAACAATATGATTATGTGATTAAAACTTGCGGAAGATACTTTTACTTTCATTTAAATGATGCGCTGTTTAATGTTGAAAATTTAAACAAATTATTTTTCAAACGACCGCTTAATTTCAACTGGGATGATTCTTGGAACTATTCATTTATTGATCGTCGAGCAGAACAAAACAATAATCGCATACATCAATATTGCACGGTGTTATATGCATTCGGCGGCACTCAATTAGATAAAATGATTGATATAAATGAAGCAACAATTCATTTGCTAAATCAAGCCCCAATGAAACATTATGATATTGAAACTTTGTCATATTACTTTACTCGTCCATATGAAAAAGATGTTATTGAAACAGACTGGATAGTTTGCGGATGGGATGGAACTTCTGGTCGATTTATGTATTACTAGGTGAGTTATGAAAACAAATTTAATTGTTACTGACGATTTTTATCAAAACCCAGATGGTGTGCGAAGTTATGCATTGTCTCAACCATTTGAGGTGTCGGGAAATTATCCTGGAGTAAGAACAAAACCATATCTTCCAGACGATCTAAAAGATGCAATTCAAAAAATCATCTTTAATGTTGGAGGGCAGATCACCGATTGGATGGAATATTCTGGCTATACTGGAGCATTTCAAATTTGCACTGCGAAAGATCGCACTTGGATTCATGCTGATAGTTATAATTCTTGGGCTGCTGTGTGCTATCTAACACCGAATGCGCCTCTCTCTGCTGGAACTGCTTTGTATCGATATAAGGAAACGGGCGACTATTTCAGAGCAGATAACACTGCTCCTCATTTTGATGGCTATGACTATACAAAGTGGGATATGGTCGATTATGTTGCAAACAAATATAATCGAATCGTGATGTATCGCGGAAACCTTTATCATGCCTCATTGGACTATTTCGGAAACAATCTCGAAAACGGAAGATTATTTCAAACCTTCTTTTTCAACACAGAATACTAATGAAAATTTTACATGTGATATTTTCTTGCAATCGTTTGCAATACCTAACGAAGACTCTAGATTCTCTTAAGAATCTAGATTATGGAAGTCATGAGGTTACTCGCCTTATCGTCGACGATTATCCAAGAACTCGAAATGACTCAATCTTTCAGTTGCTCGCGAAAACTCATAAAACACTTTTATGGTTGAATACCGAAAATAAAGGTTTATCAGTAACTTGGAGTAACTTTTTTGAATGGCTCAAAACGCAAGATTATGACTATATCATTCATCAAGAGGATGATGTTTTGCTCACATCACCGATTCATATCGATGAATTATTAACAGTTCTCAACTCTGACGAGAAAATTGCATCAGTTGTTTTGCAACGGCAGCAATGGTATTTCCACGAAGAGCCACCGAAGATTGAGGAGACTGATACGAAAATTGAGAAGTTTTATTATAGTAAAAACACTAAAACATTTCCTATCATCTTTAGTTTGTATAGAAAATCAATCGTAGATTACCCATTCAGAGAGTATTGGGGGTTTAATATTAACGAAGGAATGATTATGGTATATCTTGATCACTTCCATCAGATGTATTCTGCTCAACTCAAGGGAACAAACGGGGAAAATTTAATCGAACACATTGGCGAAGAATCTATCGGAAAGAGAATTTTGCAGGGTGAACCGAACTGGGAAAAGTTTGCTCATATGGATCCAGACTTGGTGTATTCCTCTCGAGACGGGAAGTTGATAGAGAACTAAATATACAATAATTAGAGAGGTTCTATCTCAATGGCAAAACCAAGCACTCGACAAGAACTCAAGGATTACTGCCTTCGCAAACTTGGGTTTCCAGTAATCGATATTAATGTCGACGAAGATCAATTAGAAGATCGTATCGATGACGCGCTGCAGAAGTATCGCGACTTTCATTACGATGGCACTGAGACCACATATCTCGCTCACAAACTCACGAATGCAGATATCTTAAACAAGTATGTGCAGCTCGCCGATTCAATCGTTGGAGTTTCGAGAGTATTTCCATTTACTGGCTCTACTCAATCATCAACTTCATCTGCTGGATTTAACATCTTTGATATCAATTATCAACTTCGCCTCAACGATTTCTATAATTTAACAGCCTCCTCATATACTTACTATGTTATTGCCCGCGAACATCTGTCAATGTTAGACATGATCGTTACTGGAGAAATGCCATATACCTATAATAAAAAGACAAATAGAGTGCATGTGCAAACTGGCTGGAGCGGTAAATTTATTCCTGGGAACTATATGTGTTTTCAAGCAAATCGCATAGTAGACCCAGAAGTTTATAGCAAAGTTTTTGATGACACTTGGTTAAAGAAGTATGCAACTGAGTTGTTTAAACAACAATGGGGAACAAACTTAAAGAAATACGGCAACTATGTTCTTCCTGGTGGACTCGTGATTAATGGGCAAACCATTTATGACGAAGCATCTGTTGCAATCGAAAAACTAGAGATCGATCTTCGAGATGTCTACGAAGAACCACCTCAAATGTTAGTGGGCTAAAATGGCAACATCTGTTTACTTCAACAATCAAAAGGCTACTGTTGAACAGCACCTTTTGGAAGATTTGATTATCGAATCAATCAAAAATCATGGAATAGATGTTTACTATATTCCAAGAGATTCTCAATCATCCATCGATGAACTCTTTGGTGATGATCCAGTCAAAACATTCTCACAAGCATTTAAGATTGAGATGTATCTTGAGTCATTCCAAGACTACGAAGGCAATAAAGAATTCTTCGGAAAGTTTGGTCTTGAGATTCAAGAAACTGCAAAATTGTGCATGGCAAGAAGAACATTTGAAAGATATGTCACCTCTGCATCAAAAGTAACTAGCAATGTTCCGAAAGAAGGTGATCTAATTTATCTTCCTGTGCAATTTAAATTGATGGAAATTAAATTTGTTGAAGAAGAAAAGAACTTCTTCCAGTTAGGTAAAGATGCTCGAAACCCATATATGTACGGGTTAACTGTCGAAGCGTTCAAGTATAATGGCGAGTATTTGAATACAGGTATGTCAGAGATCGATCGCATTGCTGATAAACAGGCAATTGCTACAGACTATGTGGTATCCTCTGGCGGCACTGGAACTTACACACCAGAAGAGTGGGTATATCAAGGATCTTCTCTAACCTCATCTACAGTTCGTGGTGTTGTGATAAATTGGGATAAGCCATCCTTGAAACTTAAACTTAGAAATATTCGTGGTGCGTTTGCAGCTAACACATTAATCATTGGCAATTCTAGCAATGCACGATATACTCTTGCAACTGCTTCTGATATGTTGAAGAATGCAAATGATGAGAGTATGCAAGATAATTTCCGTATTGAGACTGAAGCAGATAATATTCTAGACTTCAGCGAAGCCAACCCATTCGGTGAGCCATAATGTTTTCTAGTTCGCATTTTTATCATAGAATTATCCGCAAAATGGTAGTGGCATTTGGCACACTATTCAATGACATTCGCCTTGTTCGTTATAATAGAGCAGGGACAATAGAAATTGAAAGAATTATTGTTCCCTTGCAATATGCCCAAAAAGAAAAATTCTATCAAAGAATTACTCAAGATCCTGAACTAACAAAAGAAGTTCAGCTAACTCTCCCAAGAATGAGTTTCGAGTTGACAAATGTTACATATGATCCTCTCAGAAAAAGAAACTTATTTTCTGAAAGTTTTTCTGCTGAGTCAGCAACAACTGTAAAAGCATTAAGAACAACTCCATATGATTTTGAATTCACATTAAACATCTATGTTCGAAATGCCGAAGATGGCACACAAATTGTTGAACAAATTCTTCCATTCTTTAATCCAGACTATACAATGACTATTGATTTTTTAGGACTTGCAGACCAAAAAACAGATATCCCATTTATTCTACAAAGTGTAAATCAAACAGTAGAAGATACAGGTGGACCAGACCCTATTCGTTTGATTACATGGTCATTAGTATTTGTTGCAAAGGGATATATGTACGGTCCGATTGTTTCTCGCGAAATTATTCGCAAGGTTACTGCAAATACATTCAATGGCATCTTCAATTCTGATAATCAAAGACTTATCACCGTATCAAATACTGGCGGTTCTGGAACATTCCAAACTGGCGAATTGGTATTTGAGGGAGAAAAACTTGACTCAGCAAATGTAACCGCATTTGTATACTCTTGGAATCCAACAAGTAATAATTTAGTTGTGACAGATGTTAATGGTATCATAAAGACAGGAAGATATATTACTGGTGTTGTTTCTAATGCATCATACAATATTGCGAGCTTTGGTACAAATGAGGCTCAACTTTCTAAATTGACTGTTCAACCAGCTCCAAATACAGCAACACCAAATACTGCATTTGGATTTGACCAAACTGTGCAGGACTTCCCTGATATAACATGAGTGATACTGATAAAAATTTGGCTGAGATCTTGAACACAGATTACATTCCTGTGGTAAAAGAGGAATCTAAAAATGTTACAATTCATGAGCCAGACCGATCAGATAATAATCCTGACGCTCTTTATTCTCGTGCAAATTATTATAATCTCATCGAAAAGGGTAACGAGGCTTTGGAAGGGATTCTTGAAGTGGCGAAAGAATCGCAGCACCCAAGAGCATATGAAGTAGCAGCAAATATGATTAAAAATCTCTCTGATGTCACAGAGAAACTTATGGTTCTCCAAAAGCAACAGCAAGAATTAAAACCAAAAGAAGAACAAGCCACACAAACAAATATTTCTGTCGACAAAGCTGTGTTCATTGGTTCCACTGCTGAACTTCTAAAACAATTAAAAAATGAATCAAATAGCGGCTAAACTCAAACACTATTTGGGCAATCCCAAATTAAAGCGCGTCAATATGTCAATGCAACTTACGGAAGATCAAGTCCGTGAGTATGTTAAGTGCGCGCAAGATCCAACATATTTTATTGAGAACTATGTTAAAATTATTACACTTGATAAAGGTTTTGTTCAAATCTCTTTGTATCCATTTCAAAAGCAAGTTGTTAGTGATATCAATGACAATCGTCGCGTAATCGTAAAGGCAGGTCGTCAGGTTGGTAAGACCACAATCATTGTTGGTTATATTCTCTGGTACATTCTTTTCAATCAAGATAAAACAGTCGCCATTCTTGCTAACAAAGCCAGCACATCAAGAGAAATTCTTGCTCGTATCAAACTAGCATATGAAGCATTACCAATGTGGATTCAGCAGGGTGTTAAAGTTTGGAACAAGGGTGACATTGAATTAGAAAATGGATGCCGTGTGCTTGCTAACTCTACTGCTTCAAGTGCGATCCGTGGTTTCTCTATCTCGCTTCTATACCTTGATGAGTTTGCGTTCGTACCAAGTAACATCGCTGAAGAATTCTTTACATCCGTTTATCCTACGATTTCTTCTGGTACAACCTCTAAGATTTTAATTTCTTCGACGCCGAATGGTATGAATCACTTCTATAGAATGTGGACAGAAGCCGTTGAAGGTCAAAACGGATTTACGCATGTAGAAGCAAACTGGCGGCAGGTTCCAGGAAGAACTCAGCAATGGGCTGACGAACAGCAGCGCGTTCTTGGCGATCAGAAATTTCTTCAAGAAATGGAATGCGAGTTTATGGGCTCTTCCGGAACTCTACTTTCTGGAGCTGCTCTTAAATCTCTTGCATTTGTTAAACCGATGCACCTATCCGAAAATGGAATTAAGGTATATCAAGCACCAATCCCAGAACACACTTATGCAGTAGTCGTCGATACATCTCGCGGTAAAGGATTAGACTACTCAGCGTTCAGCGTTATTGATGTAACCTCTCTACCATATCGACAGGTTTGTACCTATAAAGATAATAATATAAGCCCTCTAGTTTATCCATCTATTATAAAACGAATTGGAGATTATTACAATCAAGCCTATGTTCTTGTCGAAATTAATGACAATGGACAGCAGATTGTAGATTCTCTATTCGAAGATTATGAATACGAGAATATTCTTTCAACAGTTGATCTAAAAGGCAAGGTTGCTCTTACATGGGGTTATGGGAATAAATCGTGTCGAGGCATTCGAACAACAAAATCTGTCAAGCGATTAGGGTGTTCTTTGCTTAAAAATTTAATCGAAGGACAAAAACTTATAGTTCAAGATTTTGAGACCATCTCAGAGCTCTCAACATTTATTGCAAGGGGATCGAGTTACGAAGCCGAAGAAGGATCACACGACGATCTCGTTATGACTTTGGTATTATTCTCATGGATGACAAACCAGCAATTTTTTGCTGAACTTACGAATATCGATATCAAAGCGAAACTACACCAAGAGCAGATGAGACAAATTGAAGAAGAAGCATTACCAACTTTCCTTGCGGGGCATGTGGATGTTGATAATCCAGATCGAAGATTTGTCGCCGATGGTGCTCTGTGGGATGTCATTGACCGTTAAAAAACCCAAAATACTAAATAACTCGTAAGTTTCTTTATCTCCAAGACAGGAGCAAAAACATGGCTTTTCAAGTATCTCCAGGCGTGAATGTATCCGAAATTGACGCAACAACAGTTGTCCCATCAGTTTCTACATCCACTGGCGCGATCGCTGGCGCGTTTCAGTGGGGTCCAATCGACCTTCTAAGACAGGTTGGTTCAGAAGATCAACTCGTTGAACTATATGGTAAACCAGATTCAACGACAGCTCTTACCTTCTTTACTGCTGCAAACTTCTTGTCATATAGCAACAGCTTGTTTGTTTCTCGTGCAGACGCCGAAACACTCAATAGTGCTCTTGCTCTTAATGTGGCATCAGGTTCATTTACATCAAATGTTAAGGTAAGAAGCGAAGATCACTACTTCACCTCTTTCTTCACAGCAGCAAACTCAAATATTCTCTTTGCTGCTCGCTATCCTGGTGCTGTCGGTAACTCTCTAAAGGTTGCTGTTTGCGCTAACGCAAATGCTTCAGCATTCGCAACATGGACATATGCACCATACTTCGATGCTGCTCCAGGAACTTCAACCTTTGTTGCTGCAAATCATAAGTCAGACGCAAATGATGAAATGCACATTGCTGTCATCGACGAAGATGGTTTGTTCACTGGAACACCAAACACGGTTATTGAAAGATTTGCTAATGTCTCTAAGGCAACAAATGCCAAGGGTGAGACAGGTGAGAGTCTTTATTACCGCGATGTCCTTTATATCAACTCTCGTTACATCTATGCAATGGGTCCAAACAACTCAACTTGGGGTGTGGCGGCAAATGCAACTCATGCCTTCGCTGGTGAAAATCTAAACGGCGTCAGCTTCGTTCGTGGTACTGATGCAACACCAACAACTGGTAATGTGCAAACAGCATATGCTCAATTTGCTTCAACAGATAATGTTGATATCAGCCTTGTGATGGCTGGTTCAGCAGATGACACTCTTGCTGCAAATGTTGTTTCCCTAGCAGTTGGTCGTAGAGACTGCGTTGCCTTTGTATCACCAACGCTTGCAAATGTTCAAGCTGTTGATCCAGTAACTGCAGTTGTCAACTTCCGTAACAATCTAACTTCAACATCATTCGCTATCATGGATAGCAACTGGAAGTATCAGTACGACAAGTACAACGATCTATATCGTTGGGTTCCATGTAATGGTGACCTTGCTGGTCTCTGCGCTCGTACTGATCAAGATCGTGATCCATGGTTCTCACCAGCTGGATTCAATCG